AGGGTGTCGAAACCCTCCGGCCCGCTTCCCGGGGCGCCCCGGCTTCCGCCCCTCGGGATATGAATGGGCCCCACGGTCGAACAACCCGGCTCTGCCCGTTTCGGCGGACATCCGATCAACGGCTGGAGTGTGGAGCTATCGCCAGAGATCACGGGCTTGATGGCGTAGCGCAGTAGTCCACCCCGTGGGGTTTTCCATGGCGTTCTGGTGTAGCTGGGAGCACGCCGGTCTTCGGACTGGAGGGGCAGGTTCGAGTCCTGCGTCTGCCGCCGCTTGCAATACCCGCCAACCATAGTGTAAGCTGATAGCAGACAGCAACCAGGAGGAGATGCACCATGAACCAAACCCCCGAGATCGAGATCACCAAGGACCCGTACGCCGACGCCCAGGCCGCCGAGTCCCTGCGCAAGAAGATCAGCCTCTACGCCGAGTCGGCCATCAACTACGGCGGCGTCCCCCGCGACTGGGCCAACGAGAAGCTGGCCAAGATCGGCGCCACGCTGATCACCGGCAAGTCCAGCTACCAGGTCAACGTGCCCGTGACCGGCATCTACGGCCGCACCATCACGGCCTACTCCCGCGCCGAAGCGGCCGAGAAGTTCGCCGCCCACATCGCCCGGGTCGCCCGGACCGGCCGGATCACCACCGCCATGGACGCCCAGGACAGCGTCTACCAGGTGGCATTCCCGAGCGCCGAGGTGTCGTTCGCTTCCGGGCCGGAAGACCCACCCGCAACCTCCGACGACGTCCCCGACCTGGAGGGCACCCGCAAGGCCATCCGGGCGATGCTCATGGAGGGCGTGACCGAACAGGGCTGGGGCCATTCGTACGCGGCGGACGCGGCCGTGGACATGGGCCTGGAGCCTCTGCCGCCGGTGATCGGCCGGACGGTGAAGGTGCCGGTCAGCGGGACCGTGAATCTGCACGTGATGGTGTTCGAGGACGCCACCGACGACGACGTGCAGCGTGTGGCGGCGTCGACGATGAAGCGGATCGGCTCGGTGTCGATGAAGCCGGACGAGATCGGCACGGCTGTCTGATCTGAGGTGAGCTGACCAGCCCGCTTGACATCCCTGTCAAGCGGGCTGTATGCTGTACACAGACAGACAAGCCAAGACCGACACCGGAAAGTGGTAGCTCAATGCTGACAGTCACCGCCACCCGCAACGGCCGCACCTGGTGGGGCCGCTCCACCTACTCCGTCACCATCAATGACCCGACCGGCACCATCACCTTCCACGGCTACAACCGACGTGAAGCCGTGGCCATGGTCCGGACACTGGGGCCGATCGTCGGCGGACGCCCAGTCGGCGCCCTGGCCGACATTCTGGCGAAAGAGCTGCTGCTGATCGAGCCCACCCAGGGCCAGGAGTGGACGGCGCGCCTCTCAAAGCGTTTCTGACCGCTAGCCGCATACACCCCGAGCCGGGCTGACCACCTACGATGTGGTCATGCCCGGCTCATCTTTCGTTTACGTCGTCTACCTGATGGCGTTCGCCCGCCTCGTCGTCCTGATCACCGCCGACATGATCACCGCCCGCCCCCGCGAGAACGTCGTCGAAGCGCTGAAAGAGCGCAAACACAACATGCTCGCCTACATGCTTCTCTGCCCCTGGTGCATCAGCATCTGGCTTGCCATTCCCGCCGCCCCGATCATCTACGCTTACGGCCATTCGCTATGGCTTTTCGTGCCCGCCCTCGGGCTGGCCCTCTCGGCAGCCGCCGGGATGCTCGCACGCGTGAAGGGGTGACTTGGTGGGCCTGCTGACCAAGAAGAAGGTCGTCCCGGCCGGAGGGCTCGACGGCCCCGGCACCAGGCCCGTCAACGCCCTAATCGGCGCGGCCGTACCCATCAACCTCGGCGATGCCGCCTCGTGGCAGATGTTCAAGCTCGGCGACCACCGCTGGCAGTGGGAGGCGTGGAGACACTACGACATCTGCGGCGAAATGCGGTTTGTCGTCAACTGGGTCGGCCAGGCCCTTTCCCGGTGCCGGATGTACGCCGCGCAGATCACCGACGACGGCGTGGTCGGCGACGAGGCCACCGACGCCAAGATCAAAATGATCGCCGAGACGATGTTCGGCACCCCCGCCTCCAAGGCCCAAGCCCAGCGCCTGATGGCCATCAACATGATGGTCGCCGGAGACGTGTTCATTGTCGCCGAGGGCTACCAGGACTCCGGCACCGACAAGTGGTACGTGTGCTCCAGCTCGGAGGTGTACCGGCGCGGCGACGACATCATGGTCCGCCGGTCGATCACCCACGGCGGAGGCCAGTACAAGCTGGACGAGAAGAAAGACCTGCTGATCCGGGCGTGGAACCCGCACCCCCGCCGGTACGACGCCGCCGACAGTACGGTCCGGGCGATCCTGCCCGTTCTACGCGAGCTGGAGCAGTGCACCAAACGCGTGTTCGCCGAGCTGGACTCCCGTCTCGCCGGGGCCGGGATCCTGCTCCTGCCCGACAACCTGGAGTTCCCCCGCCAGCCGACGGATAGCCCCAGCGGCTACCAGGGCCGCCCGGTCGACGCTTTCGCCCAGCTGCTCCAGGAGACGATGGCGCAGTCGATGCAGCAGCGCGACTCGGCCGCCGCTGTCGTCCCGATCATCTTGCAGGTCGCGACCGAAGCCCTCGACAAGATCAAACACTTGACGTTCGACTCGACCATCTCCGAGCACATCTCCCAGATGCGCAAGGACGCGATCGAGCGCATGGCGATGTCGCTGGACATCCCGCCCGAGGTTCTGACCGGCATGGGCGGCTCGAATCACTGGTCGTCGTGGCAGATCGAGGAATCCTCGATCAAGATCCACATCGAGCCGCTGCTCATCCAACTCGCCGACGCCCTGAACATCGGCTACTTCCAGCCCGCCCTCAAAGCCGCAGGCATCCAGAACCCGGAGAAATACACCCTCTGGTTCGACGTCGGCCCCCTCGCCGTCCGCCCCAACCGGTCCGACCAGGGCTTGCAGTTCGCCGACAAGGAATACATTTCGGCCAAGGCCGCCCGCGACGCCGCCGCCTTCACCGACGACGACGCCCCGGACGACAAGGAGCTGAAGTACAACCTGGTCAAAGCACTCGTGCTGGCACAGCCCGCGTACGCCGGTGACCCCGAAGTCCAGAAGATCTTGGGCCTGCCGAACATCCAGCTGCCCGCGGGCCCGGCCGCCCCGGTCGACCCGAACGCAGGCAGCCTCATGCCCGGCAACCCGGGCTATGACCAGGCAGGGACGGAACCGGCCGACGCCGGGAACCGGGGTCTGCCGCAGTTGCCGTCCGTCCAGGACGCCGAGCAGGGCAACGTTGGCGGGAAGGGCCAGAAACTCGGCCAGCTGGCAGCATCGATCGGCACCCGGTCGGCCCTGTTCTACGCGGCTGATGCTGCTGTGCGCCGCGCGCTGGAGTTGGCCGGTGGCCGCCTGGTGCCGGGACCGTCCCGCGCCCGGTACGCGGTCCCGAAGCATGAACTGCACACGCAGGTGGTCCCGGATCAGTCCCGTGTGCCCGCCCTGCTGGCCGGTGCGTGGACGCACGTCCGAGAGCAGGCTCCTGCCATGGGTGTCGATCCTGACGCGCTGGAGGAGCTTCTAGGCGGGTATTGCACGGAGCTGCTGACCCGGGGCCTGGTGCACGAGCCTCGGATGTTGGACGCCGCGCTGATCCACATCCGGTCTGGGGTGCCCGCGTGATGACTGTGCCCGTCATTCCCGGGAATGTACGGAGCGTAACCGGAAACGGGCAAAACGATGTTACCCGCCAGTATAAGTACTGGATTCCCCGGGCCGACACCCGACCACGCTCACACAGCGTAGGGATCGACCGATTGACGGTCCTCGCCCTGCTCGGTTTCTGCCTCATCGCCGACGGGGGAGCCCTCTTCCTCTGCGGCTGGCTTTTCGGAGGATCCTGATGACCCAGCCGACCCTGCCCAACGCCCAGCAGCAACAGGCCGCCGCCGTCGAGGTGTTCGCCCAGTACGAGCCACCCCTGTACGAGGCGTACTTGGAGATGATGCTGGAGTGGCTGGCTGCTGTGAAGGTGGCCATGTTCGCCGGGGGTGTGGCCCGTCTCGGCCTCGTCCCCGACCCGTTGACCGTCTTCTCGCAAACCCCGAAGTGGACCGCGCTGACAACGCAGTACACCGCCGACGTGGCCCGGGAGGTGTTGGCCGCCCCGTACAAGGACCTGTTCGCCGACGGCACCCTGTTCCAGTCGCGGCCGTTCGTCCGGAACTGGATCGCCCAGCGGGAGAACCGGCTGAACAAGGTGCCAGACGAGGTCTACAGCGCGGTCGCGCAGATCATTGACTCGGCAACTACGAACGGGGCAAGCATCCCCGACGTCGCCGCCCAGGTCGAGAACCTGTTCTCCGACACCGACGTCACCCACTGGAAGAACCGGGCCCGGACCGTCGCCCGGACCGAGGTCGTCGGCGCCTACAACGGCGGCCTGCACGACGCGTTCACCATGCTGGCCGACAACGACCCCGGCACCGAATACGTGCACCGCTGGCTGGCCACCGAGGACGCCCGCACCCGACCCGACCACGTCGAAGCTGACGGTCAGGTCCAGCCGTGGGGGCACCCGTTCACCGTCGGCGGCTTCCAGATGATGCACCCCCACGACCCGGGCGCCCCCGCGAAGGAAGTGATCAACTGCCGGTGTGTGGAGTTGATGGAGATCAAGGGAGATCCGACGCCGATGGGCAATCGCGGGTACAAGGGGCCGCCCAGCCTGAAGGCTTCCCTTGCCGAATTCGCAAGATCAAAAACGACGGCGGATAAGGCTGGCCAGTACGAACCCTTCGTCGACGACGGCGGCACCGTCGACATCACCAAGTGGCCCCAGCCGAAACCCGCACCCACCACCGTCAGCGCGTGGGATGCAAAAAAGTCAGCCCCGGGCGGTACGGTGCAGACCGGTAACGATGCCGGGGCCAAGGGGGAGAAGTGACCGCGCTCGGCGACAGCTACCGCAACGGCCACACCCACTGCTCGCTGACCGCCTGCCTCGACCCCCTGCACCCCGGCCCGTGCAAAGGCTGGAAGGGCACCGCCGAGGAGACGTTCGACAAGGTCACCCGGCAGTCGAAAAAAGGCATCCGCGCCTACAACACGGCCCGGACCACCAAGGGCGGCAAAGCCTCCCAACGCCGCGCCCTACTCTCGTACGTCAACGGCTCCGGACCGATCAACCGGTCCTTGCGGGCCAGCAAGGGCGAGGGCAGCAACGACCCCAAAATCGTGTCCGAGATCGGCGCCATGGACTCCGCCATGGCCGCGTCCAAGCTCACCCACCCGATCACCGTGCAGCGGGCCATCAGCCCGTCAGCGTTCGGCGGCCGAGACACGAACGTCGACCTGGCCGGGGTCGAATACACCGACCACGCGTTCGGCTCGACCGGCACCGACCTCAGCCTCATCCTCAAGCACTTCCACACGACCAGCTCAGGCCGACGCCCCCTGATCGCCGACATCACCGTCCCCAAGGGCATGGGTGCCATCCGTGTCCCCCCAGGCCAATGGGGCGACGAGAAGGAAATCCTTCTCGACCGGGGCGCTCACTTCCGGGTCGTCAAGGACCACGGGTTCATCGACACCCCGCAGGGCCGGTTTCGGCACATCAGCCTGGAGGTCGTTCCCGGCGACAAGCCGAAGGTCAAGAAGGTCGACCTCGGCGACAAGAACCAGCAGCACCGCAGCAGCGCGCAAACGGCCAGCATCGGTGGGCGCCCGGAGCGTTTCACCCTGTTCCAGGAGGCGTGCACCGACGGGCAGTTTTGTCAGATCACCCACAAGCCCGGCCTGTGCAAGGGCCAGCACCGGGGCGGGTACGAGCCCGGCCAGGTCGATGCGACCAAGCAGACCCCGGCCCAGGTCGCCCAGACCGCCGTGAACGGCCTGTCCCAGGCCATCTCCCAGGCCCAGGCGGTGGCCGCCTCCCCGGCCGCCCAGCAGAACCCGAAGCTGGCCGCCCAGGCGCGCAAGGCCATCTCCGACTACCAGAAAGCCCTGAAGCCGCACCAGCAGACGCTGAAGCAGGCGGCGGGCGCCAACGCCAAGGCGCAGCGGACCGGCATCCAGGACACCAAGCAGCAGGACAACCTGGACCGGCAGAAAGCCAACCAGAAGCAGCGGCTGGCCAAGGCCGCACAGTCGATCATCGACCGGCGGAACGAGAAGGCCCGGGTGGCGAAAATGTCGCCGAAGGAGCGCGCCGCGTACGGCAAGCAGAAGTCGGCGGCGGCCAAGGCGAAGCGGGAAGCGCGTGAGGCCAAGATCCTGAAGGAGGCCGGTAAGAAGTGAAGCGCCGCACGACGTGTTCGGTGCATGGGCACGGCGCTCGGTGTGGGCCTTCTCGGGAGAAGTCCGATCGGTATTGCCGGGTGACGGCGGAGCGGCTGGCGTTGCGGTTTGAGCTGGCCGTTCAAGATCAAAAACGACCGCTATAGTCAGGTCATGACGACGCTCGGGGACATGTGGGCCGACAAAACTGTCACCCTCAAATTCGGCCCGGTCGACCCCGCGCTCTACGCCCTGATCGTCGGAAAGCCTGGCTGGGAAACGGCCACGATCGACTCCCTGGCTGCCGCCGCCTATGACGCCGGGCCGCATCCGGACCTCGGCCCGTGGCCGCTCGGCGACCTGCCCACGATCACCGCGTCGATGCAGGCGTACCTCTACCAGGACGACGACGCCCACGAGACATGCTCGCTGACCGCCTGCTTGAACCCGCTCCACCCGGGTCCGTGCAAGGGCTGGAAGGGCGCCTTGCACGAGGTGTCACCCGGCGCGTGGAAGGCCCTGGAGGCGGCCCGGGTCGAGAAGGCCAACCAGAAGCGCGTCGCGAAAATCCAGGCGCTGAAGTCGGCCGGGAAGCCGATCCCTCACAAGCTGCTCCAGCCGATCCTGCCGAAAGCGCACCCGAACGAGGGCAAGACGGCGGCCAAGGCGTCCGGTGATGCGCACGTCGCGGGCAAGGAGGTGTCCGCGAACGCAGGCGTCACCGTCAACACCCCGGGCAAGGTCACCCTCGGGCAGGCCATCAAGACGCTGTCGCCGCCGCCGCCGGTCGTGAAAGGCCCGAAGGGTAAGAAGCCGACGCTGGCGTCGAAGGGCATCGCGTTCGTCATCTCGCAGCCGAAGGTCACCGACCAGTACAAGATCGACAAGGCGTCGGCAATCACCCCCGACCAGTGGAAGGCCCTGTCGGAGGCGGACCAGTCGACGGTCCGGGGCGAACTGGCCAAGATCAAAAAGGATGGGTTCGGCCCGCAGCAAAAGAAAGCTGACGAGCTGCTGGTCAAGCTCCCCGCCGGGGCGCAGCCCGACGCGGCCCCGGTCGTGGCGCCGAAGCCCAGCTCGACCGAGACGAAGATGGCCGACCTGCTCGCCAAGGCCAAGGCCGCCCCGCCCAAGCTGCCCCCGGTCGAGAAGGTGCAGGCCGACAACGCCGCCCAGCTCAAAAAGACCGCCGACGAGGTCACCAAGGCCGCCCCGCTCAGCAAGATTCTGGAGAAGGCCAAGGCTGAGGCGCCCCTCGGCGGCAAGGGTGCTTTCGCTGTCACCTCCGAAAAGCAGGCCAACGCGATGATCGCGATCGGCCAGGCCATCCCCGGGGTCAAGCTCGGCTCCATGGCCGACCTGCCAACGATGAAGGCCGCCGTCGACAAGATGAAGGCCAACGGCAAGCTCACCGACCACTCGAACACGAAGCTGCTCATCTCGAAGCTGGCGAACGCCGCCCTGAAGCAAGCCGCCGCCGACAAGATGCCCGGCCTCGGTCACGGCGCGAACGAGGCCGGGATCACCGAGTTCCACCACGAGATTGCCAACCACATCGAGAAGGGCTTGCCGGGCCTGCCGCCGCTGGTCAAGAAGATGGCCGCCCACCACGAGGCCGTCAAGAACGCTGAGCCGGAAGCGCCGAAGCTGCCCGAGCCGACCAAGCTGTCCGAGGTGGCCACTCCGAGGACGGCGGTCACGACCGGCGGCAAGCCGAAGCCGCTCCCGGCCCACGTCGAAGACGCCATCGCCATGGCGAAGGGCGCCGCCCCCGGCGCGACCTGGTCGAAGAACCACCTGGCCGCCTACTCGAAGCTGACCGCCGACGAGTTCCACGCCCTGCCCAAGGACGTGCAGGGCAAGGTCGTTGACGAGCTGACCAAGGGCAAGAGCAAGTTCCTCGACCCGAAAAAGGTTCAGGCAGCCTCGGACCTGTTGGAGAAGTTCGGCCATGGTGAGGGCAAGAAGGTCGCCGCGCCCAAGATCGAAAACGTCGACTTCAATGCACACCTGAACGATCACTCGGTCACGAAGGCGCAGGCCAAGGCCGCCGCCGACGCCGCGCCCACGGCCAGTCACTTTGCGGTCGCCAAGCTGGCTGCTGGGCTGACCGATGCCGACAACCCGGATGCGATGAGCCTCGGGAAGCAGGCGGTCGCCAAGGCGCAGGAGCTGGACGCCCAGAAGACGAAGCTGTACGACTCGTCGATCACGTCGCAGCCGGGCGTGAAGCTCGCCCTGCTCGAATACCACGACGCAACAGCTGTGGCGACCAAGGCGCACCTGGTGCACGAGGCGAAGACCAACGCGTTCAACAAGATCAGCATGGAGTTGGCGCACGACCACGGCGAGCTGTCGCCGATCCAGAAAGCGTCCCTGGAGCACTACCAGAAGTACCTGGTCGGCCACCCGACCAAGACCGACGCTGCCACCCTCGACAAGCTGAACGCCGACCAGAAGGCCGCCGGAGACAAGCTGGACGCCGCCCTGCACGCGGCCCTCCAGCAGGCGAACGCCCCGGCCCCGGCCACCCTGTCGGAGC